GTCAGGGTACTTGAAAAAGAAATTAAATAATACGTTTAAATATTAACATAAACTTAACATAGGGGGCTTGTAAAAGTCCCCTTTTTTTATTACATTTACATAGTAAATAAAAACAAACAATATGCAAAATTTAGGATACGCCTGTATCAATATGACATTAGGTAAAAAGAAAATTACTACCAACCGTAGTATGATTAAAAGAACATTCAAAGAAAAGGGAATAAAATATGCATCCGAGCTTGGATTACAGAATGTGAGAGATTTAGTTGAGATTATAAAATGGAATGAATTAAATGGAGTTAAATTATTCCGTATGAGTTCTGATTTCTTTCCCTGGTCATCTGAGTATAATCTTTCAGATATGCCAGATTACAATCGTATCAAAAATATATTAGCAGGTGCTGGTCATCTAGCTGAACGATATGGTCATCGTTTAACATCACATCCTGGTCCGTTTAATGTATTGGTATCACCAAACGAAAATGTAGTGTTAAACACCATTAAAGACCTATCTACGCATGGTGAAACCTTTGATATGTTAGGGTTATCCAGAACACCTTACAATAAGATTAATATCCATTGTAATGGGGTTTACGGTGATAAAATATCAGCGATGGATAGATTCTGTAAAAACTTTGAAAGACTACCTGAATCAGTTCAAACTCGTCTTACTATAGAGAATGATGATAAGGCTTCAATGTATTCTGTAGTAGATTTAATGTACATTCACGAACGTATCGGTATTCCAATCGTATTTGATTACCACCATCATAAATTTAATACAGGTGATTTAACTGAAGAAGAAGCTCTTAAACTTGCTGCAAGTACTTGGGGTGATATTAAACCAGTAGTTCATTACTCTGAAAGTAAATCATTACATGAGAATAATACTAAGATTAAACCTCAGGCTCATTCAGATTATGTATCTGAATATATTAATACATATGGTATTGATGTTGATATTATGATGGAGGTAAAGGCTAAAGAACTTGCTCTTTTTAAGTATAAGAGTCAGTATGACACTATTCTCGGTTAAAGCTTGTCTGAAATATTTATATTATTTATTTTTAATATTTATTATTGTTATAATGTTGATTTATTCAACGTTATTCTTCTTAGATAAAGAATGTATATATAAGTACAATTTAAAAATTTAATAAAAGTAAAAAAATGGGTATTGTTAATAACTTTTTTTCAAAAAAATTATGGTTTGGTGTTTTAATGGTAATTTCAACAATTACATTATCATTATCAGCCGCATATTACTCAGTTTTTGGTTTAAGTTCAATGTTTGCAGGTGCTAAGAATGAAGTAATCATTATGGCATCGGCTTTAGAGTTCTCTAAACTGATAGTTGCATCATACCTACATAATAATTGGAATAAGATTGGTGGGTTGTTAAAAACATATTTAACTATAGTAGTAATGGTATTGATGTTAATAACATCCGCGGGTATATATGGGTTTCTAACATCAGCATATCAAACAACTTCAGATCAATTAACGGTTTTGGATAAACAAACTGAAGTAGTTGAACTTAAAAAGAATAGGTTTGAAGACCAGTTAACATCATATCAGTTAGAGAAGGAACAATTAAACCAATCTATTTCAGATTTATCAAAAGGGTTATCTAATAATGTAATTCAGTATAAAGATGATGATGGTAATATAATAACAACTACATCATCATCAACCCGTAGAGTATTGCAATCTCAGTTAAACGATTCAAAAGAACAGAGAAATAAAATTTCAATTAAAATTGAAGCATTGACTGATTCAATTACTAAGTTAGACTTAGTAGTGTTGGGTATGGAATCAAATAATAAAGTTGCAGCAGAAATCGGACCACTTCGTTACTTATCTAAAATTACAGGTAAATCAATGGATGTGATTGTAAATTGGTTTACTCTATTAATTGTATTTGTGTTCGACCCATTAGCAGTTGCGATGGTAATTGCAATAAACAAATATATAGGTAATTCTGAAGACCTTCCAAAACGACAAAAAAATGATAGTTTTGGAAGTAGTTCAGATTTATCTAAAAAGGATGTTGAGGTGATTTTGAAATCAAATGAGAATCCACCACAACCAACTGAAAAGTTAAAACAAGCGGTTGAATCATATAAGGAGAGTAAAGTAGATACTGATAAGAAAAAGAAATTCTATGGTGAATCTAAACCATCTAAAAGAAAATACAATGATACGGTTGCATCTGCTGAAAATAGATAAAATAAATTTGGATTATTGATAAATAATTTGTATATTTGTATATAAATTAACATTAAATATTAATTAAGGATAATATGAGTGATTTGTATGGAGATGGTAATATTGTAACATCAACTAACCCTAGTATTGGGACTGATTATGGTATTACAACACTGCCAAAAGAAAATGAAAAGTATTTTCAAGAGTTTAGAGAATTTGATTATGGTATTGATATTAACGATAATATTATCTTAATTCAAGATGAAATTATAACAGGTTTAACATTTGATATTATTTCTAAAGTTAGATTATTAAAAAAGATTAACACTGATGTAACATCAATCACTATACTTCTAAATTCAGGTGGTGGAGATGTTGTAGAAACATTAGGGTTAATTGATTATATTCAATCTTTAAAATCAGATGGTATCACAGTAAATATTGTATGTAGGGGTATGGCGATGTCAGCCGCAGCATTATTATTAGCATCTGGAACTGGCCTTAGAGCTGCATCAAAACATTCTAAGATTATGGTTCATCAGTTATCATCATTTGCGGCAGGTAAACTTTCAGATTTAAAATCAAACGCAAAGTTTGCAGAACAATTAGAAGATGATTGTAATGAAATGATGGCTAAATTTACTAAAAAAGATAAGAAGTGGTGGGGGGATAATCAACAAACTGATTATTTTTTATCATCAGAGGATGCATTAGAATTAGGAATTATTGATAAAATTATATAAAAAGGAAAAGTTATGGAATGGAATTATAAACCATTAGGTGATAGAGTTGTAGTTGAAATTATCAAACGACATGATGAAAAAACAGCGGGTGGGTTATACAAACCATCTGGCTCTGATAACACAATGATTGGTAAAGTTGTTGCAATCGGAAACGGGTTATTTACTCATAGTGGTGAAAAAATACCAATGAGTGTTAAAGAGGGTGATACAGTTCTTTTAGATGGAACTGGGTTTAAACACAAAAACGGAAAGAATACATATAACATATTCAGAGAAAGTGAATTGTTATCAGTGTTAAGTGAAAAATAAAAAATAAAAAGTTATGGTACATATTTTAGATGAAACACAAATTGCTGAAAACTACGAAAAGTTCAGAAGATTAATCAATCAAACGTTTAGTGGTGATAGGTTAGATAAATTAAATAAGATGTATGATGCGTTAGAAGATAGAATAGTTCTAACTCCAGCATCAACAACCGAACATTTTCATAATGCATTTGCAGGTGGGTATATCGACCACGTTCTTAGAGTCACTAGAAATGCTATAAAGATTTATGATTTATATGAATCTTTGGGTATGGATTTGGATTTTGATAAAGAAACTTTAATCTTTGTTGCACTCCATCATGATTTAGGTAAAGTTGGTAATCACGAAGAAAGTTGGTATTTGCCAAATGATTCACAGTGGCACATTGAAAACCAAGGAAAGATTTACAAAACCAATCCAAATATGCATTGGATGGGTTTAAATGATAGAACATTTTGGATGTTAAATTATTTTGGAATAGGAATCTCAGAAGTAGAGTATATTGGTATTAAATTAACTGATGGGCTTTATGATGAAAAGAATAGAGAATATTATATTACGTTTAATAAAGATAATGTTCTTAAAACTGAAATTCCATTTGTAATGCATCACGCTGATATTCTAGCGGCTAGGTTTGAGAACAAACGTGTAATGAATTCTGATACAAAAGTTCAACCTAAAAATAAAGGTGGCAGACCGGCTAAGAAACAAAAATTAGAAAACGTACAAATGCCAGAGAAGATTGATTTTGAAAGTATCTTTGGAAAAACAGAGAAAGTTTAGTTATGAATTACATTGTAATAATTTTATCGTTAATTATCCTAATATTGGGATATGGTGTTTATAATTTAATAAAAAAAAATGAATCATTAGAAAGTGATTTACAATTTTATGATGAATATATAGATGATGTATACGATTCATTAAAAAAAGCATATGATAGAATGGTAAAAATAGATAGATTAGGTTCATTTGAATCTGATGATGAAAGTGGGTATATTTTTAATGAAATTAAATCCGCTATAAATGAGTTGAACGAATTATATGAATTAGATGGCCCGGAAGAGAAAAAATAAAAGATATTTCACAAAGATAACGGAAATTGCAATCAACGCGTATAATAGTTGTGATGATGACCGTTTGAAAAACAAAATATACAATAGATTTATACACTATCCGTTTGATAAGTTATCTGAAAATGTAATTCATACATATAAAACATATTACTTTGATGACCCGTATGAAGATGTAAAGGCAAACGTAGTTGCGTTTCTAAATGAGAAGATTGATAGATTTAATGGTGAAAACGGTAGAGCATTCTCATATTTTACAGTAGTTGCTAGAAACTATTTATTCAATGAAAACAATAAAAATTATGAGAGAATGAAATCTCGTGATACAGTTGATTCAATTGATTTAAGTAGAAATATAACAAATGAGGTGGTAATTCAAGAGTTAAGAGAAGATAAATCTGATTTTATGGACCATTTTGTTGATTACATTGATACTCACCTTTATGATTTATTTTTAAAAGATAGGGATAGAGCTATTGCGGATTCGATTAATGAATTATTCAGAACTAGAACTGATTTATATTCTTACAATAAGAAAGCACTTTATATACTTATTAGAGAGAGAACTGGTGTTGATACTCAGTACATCACAAAAGTAATTAATAAGATGAAATCTATTTATGCTGAGTTATATAGAGTATATAATCAAAATGGAGTTTTATCAATGAATTACGAATTAAAGGAATATTATGGATAAAGATACTGAATTATTTAAAGGAAAAACATTCGCTGATATAATGTCTGATGTTTATCAGAATTCTAAAAAGAAAGATAGACAATTAAAATTACTAATAGCTCAATTAGAACCATTAGTTCAAAATCTGAGTGATGCTACTGTTATAGTTCCTTTGATAAAAGAGTATATGGAAGTATCAATCCGAAATGATGAACAGATAGTTAAGTTAGCCGCAATTGTTCAAAGAATGATGAAAGATGCTAATTCAGAAGATGGAGGTGGTGGTTTGGGTCTTAGTGATGATGAGAAAAAACAATTACTAGAAAATGCTAAAGCTATTGATGATAAAATAGATACTCTTAAAAATGATGGAGATGATTAATGGCAACCCTACAGACAGGTACAATTCAGGAAATAAATTTAAAAGATGATGATGTAAATAAAGTTTATTCTGTAAAGGCTTTACTTGATACATCAAATAACACATTAGTTGAAGTATTTCCCATAGATGTAAATATAAAACGTATCCCAATATTGGGTGAACAGATTATAGTTGTAACATCGCAGACTGCCGACTCTAACTCAAAGTCTAAACAAAAGAGAAAGTACTATCTACACATAGTACCAATTCAGACAAATCTTCATAACAATTCACTACCAACTGCAAATTCAACTTATTCATCAAATAATGGTGGTGATTACGGTGCAACCTCAGCGGGTAATCCAAATTCATCTGGTGGTGAATCTGATGAAGATTTAGGTAAAGGGTTTGTTGAAAGAACTGATGTTGGTTCATTACAACCATTCTTAGGGGATGTTCTAATCGAAGGTAGGTTTGGACATTCATTACGATTTGGATACTCTCCTACAGAGGCTGAGAGTACTAAACAACCATCGTGGGAATCATCAAAAGTGGAAGACCCAATTACTATATTATCAAATGGTAGAGTTAATGGGGGTCAATATAATAAATTTATAATTGAAGATGTAAATGATGATAAATCATCAATATGGTTAACGAGTTCACAAAAGCTAAAATTAAAACCATCCCAAAAAAATATTGGAGTTGGTGTAAAACCACAATCATCGTTCAATCAAGCATCAGCAGTTATAAATTCAGATAGGATTGTACTAAATTCAAAAACAGATTATATAATACTTTCTTCAGCTAAATCAGTTAGTGTTGCAACACCTAATTGGGCAATGGATATGGATAAGATGTTTACAATTTTAGAAGGTATTATTCAGCAATTAGCAGATTTAACATCAGGAACTGCTACATTCGCAACCGGAGTTGGTCCAACGGGACCTGCTACAAATGTTGCACAAGTTCAGAAATTATTAACCGATTTAAAAGCGATGGTACAATAATATGCCAGCACTATGGGGACCATTTACAACTGTTATTGGGGCATATTTAGATAGCCCTATTCCGAAAACGGAACAAAATACCGCAAAGGTAATTGCAAATTCATATGCTATTGCAATTAGAACGTGTACAATATCTATGATTCCAGGATCTATAATATTATCAACACCATCTACATCTGGATTAGAAACTGGGATTGAATTTGCACTTACTAATACAAAATCAACGGGTAAGTTTCCAGATGTGGTATCTTTTAGACCGTGGGCATCTGAGCTAATTAAATTTTGGGAAGGTGTTATATGGAGTCCATTACCACCGCCAGTTGGATATGTTGCACCTATTGGTGGTGCTATAAACCCACGTGATATATCTGCCGATGCTTTTAATGATATACCATCTCCTGCTCGTGCTGGTTCTAAATGTACACCAAAAACAGATGCATCGTTTACCATTAATAACTCAGGTATAAATACATCTAATAGTGGTGGTATGATTAACTTTGGTGTAAATGTAGAATTTGTTGGGTTGGAAATTCCACTTAGTATATTACTATGGAGTGCATTTAATAATCCACCATCTTCATCACCAATGGGAAATTTAGTATCTACTAAATTAGTAAATTCATTTAATTTACACTTATCAACAATATCTGGATTTTACAGTGGTTTCCTACAAGGGTCACCCCCATACCCAGGCCCACCGTTCCCGTGGGTTGGATTGGTGTAAAACTAAACAATTTGATATTTATATAAAAACATAATATTATGAAGGCAAAACAACTAGCAGATTTATTAGAGGTAGTCGTAAGAAAAGTAGTACGAGAAGAGATGAAACCAATCTTAAAAGAGATTAAAAACTCATCCAAACCTATAATTAAAGAAGTTCGTAGGAAAAAAACTACTAATACTAAAGACCCATTGGATGTGTCTGATGTATTAAAAACTGAAAGAGCTAAACCATCAGCACAAAAGTTTTCAGAAAACTCAATGTTAAATGATATGTTAAACGAAACTGCTGAATCAGGTGAATGGAGAACTATGGATAGTACATTTGGTGCTAATCAAGCTCAAGGATTCAGCAGACAAGCTATGGCTGAACAATTGGGATATGGTAATGATGTACCTATAGTACAAAATATGATACCAAATGTAGACCCGGATGGAAAACCTTTAACTGTAAATATTGAAGGTACTGCGGTAGCTGATGCACTGACAAAAGATTACTCAGCATTGATGAAAACTATCAACGCGAAAAAAGGAAAGTAATAAATGGCTGAAAGAAAAGAATACTTTTACAATCCAATTGATTTAGAAAAGGATATCGCAGTTGGAATTACTTTACCATTTGGTAAAAATAAGGGGTTGTTTTCTTTAAGTTATACGACTGAAGAGCAAGCTGTATCTAATTTAAAAAACTTATTATTAACACGTAAAGGTGAACGTCCATTTCAACCAGAATTTGGTTCTGATGTATATACTCTTTTATTTGAAAATATGGATTTAAATTTATCATCTCAATTAGATACTCAGTTAAGAGATGATATAGCATTCTGGTTACCTTACATAGTAATTGATGATTTGATTATAGAACCCAATTTCGATAGAAACTATGTGGGTATTGAATTAAAATTTAGAGTTACTGAGCAAGGTGCTAATAGACAGATAATTATATTTGTAGATTCAGCAGGTTCTACAACAATACAATAAGGATGATAAATGGCAAAAGCGAATAAAACGGATTTAGTTCAAAAAGAAGTTTCTTTAATAGGAACTGACTTTGGTCAAATGAGAAAAAACTTAATTGAATTTTCTAAAAACTACTTCCCAAATACATTTAATGATTTTAACGAATCATCACCTGGTATGATGTTTATTGAAATGGCATCATATGTTGGTGATGTATTATCATTCTATACAGATACACAGTTAAGAGAATCGTTATTGACTAACGCAGAAGAAAAGGCTAATTTATTTAACCTATCAGCCGCATACGGTTATAAACCTAAAAATGTAACACCTGCTTCGGTAACATTGGATGTATTTCAATTAGTACCTTCGGTTGGTAGTGGTGATACTGTTAGACCTGATTTTAGTTATGCACTTGAAATAGCAAGTGGTATGCAAGTTGGTTCTGATGAATTTAATGATGTTGAATTTAGAACTGTTACTTCAGTTGATTTTTCAGTTTCATCATCATTTAATCCAACTGAGGTTACAGTTTATCAGATTGATGAAAACACAAATGAACCTATTTATTATCTACTTAAAAAATCAGTAAAGGCTACAAGTGGAAAAACCAAAACAAAAACATTTACATTTACT